ACCCCCGTGCCAGGATCAGGGGATCACTTTAAATACATCTTGACCGTTCATTTAAACGACACGTGTATGCTCAAGATTAACTCTTGAGTGGGAAGGGAATATAAGGCTTTTAAATTATTAATTCATTAAATGACGTGGCAATATTCTTTCTGTTTAGTGCGTTGCTTTCCATCGCACTAAGACGCAATTTCCAGGAAGCTTCTTTGCTTCGTCTCGAAGCAAAGTATCTGCCTATAAATACGCAATTCTCTGGTTCTGAATTTCCCAATTCAGAATGGGTTTAAAATATTTCTCTTTCCTCCCGGTGGAATTGAAAGAGAAAATTGTACGCGAGCATATGCAAGAAGAACGGAAGAAGGAATTTCTGCAGAAATCAATTACTGCGTCTTGCCGGAAGCTTGCCGGACTGACGGAGAAGACGAACATCACGTCAGACGAGATAAGTATTCTGTTTAATTTTTTAGGTCATCTGGTTGATTATTTTACTCGTCTGTCTGGTACCCGGTGTTTAATTCGATGGAAAGATGAAGTTCCGGTGAAAATTAAGTTTGGGGTTATGGACCAACAGCACTACGAGCTCTACGGTCCATCGGATATGGACGACTTATCATGTCGGGAGCTGTTCATACCTGAGGTTGAAGACGACATAACATATGAAGATGGCATGATTGTAAATGTTTCTGAATTAGAGGTTATTTTCAAGGATTTAGGTATTCATGTATGTTATATTACTATAGGTAAAGGATATATTGAGACTCCGCTATTTCGGAGGTGTAATCAGTGAAATAAATATATGATTATTAATAAATAAATATTTATTTCTTGTGTTAATACTATTGCTATTGTTTTTAAATTTCACGCGAAGCGGTATGCTTGGGCTGGAAGGCCCAATAAGGACTTAGGCCCAATTTTATTTGTGTTGTTGGGGTCAAATAGTGTCATTTGGCACTATTTGATCCCGGGACAGCCTGGCACGGGGCTTAGTATT